AAAACAGAGTTAGACAAAATTCTTAATGGAGTTTTTACTATACCTGAGGTATCTTTTGTTCTTAGACTTATTAAATTTCCCACAGCATTTTCTAAGACTGCTTGATCGTCGTTTTCTATAAAGACTCTTAGGTCGTTGGAGTCGCCGACAGCAAATCCTACATCTGCAAATTCAACTAGGTTTTCAAAGGCAGGAGTGCTCTGTTCAATATATTCACTTGCATTTTTTCCGCCTAGTTTATCTGAATCAGAAGCAGTTCCCCAAAAAACATAGTTATCAGTTACGCGACTGGTTACACCGCCCGATCCTGCTAGAGTATTTCGTAAAGTAACACCTTGTTTAACAACGTCAAATCCTGGAATTGAATTTTCAGGGCTGGGTGCAATTGTAAATTCTTCGTTGGAAATAATATTAACTACGCTATCATTGATAACAGCAATAATTACAGATCTAGTTAGGCCGTCAGTGCCAAGAAGAGAGGTACTCTGCATTTGAGTAATACCTTCACCTGCATCCTGAGGGCCTACAAGAACAAAATCAGTGCCGTTGTAGGCATATAGTTGTTCGTTTTGCGTATCCCACCAAAAATCGCCTTCTGTTAGACCGACCGGAGTTTCTTCGCTTATCTCAGCGCCGCCGGTTGTTCTAAATTTAGAACCGTCATAGAATTTTAGTTTAGAATTGTCTGCATCGAACCAAATCTGTCCTGAAATGGGTCTAGGCGGTGGTGCCTGACTAGAAAAGTTTTCCAGCAAAAATATAAAATTTTCGTTTTGTATTTCGCCGTAGCCTGCAAAGTTTTTTCCAACTATTTTAAGATCAGTAAAGTTATCTACAGTACCGTCTTCGACAACAGTTAAAGTGGATCCGTCGAATCTGTTAATGGTATACGCCATTTGTTAAGCCCCTATCATATATGGTATTTATCGAATTTTCACTAAACTGTACTCTGCCATGCCCATTGTGAACCTGATACTATAAAAGTAAAAGTTAGCCGAGCAGGAACAGGCGTAAACGCAGCAGTCGCAGGGTCAAAATTAACGTCTTGAACAACACTTTCTGCAGTTAGATTATCCTCAAGATCAAAAGGATCTTGTACGTTGTTGATTGTAACGAATTCTTTATCCATTGCGCCTGCAATATCTATTCCTGTAATTTGCGTGTTATTGTATGATACGCCATGAATACGTGCTATTGTACCGTCAAGTTTTTGACTTGCTGGCGAAATCGATTCTAAAATATTTAATACATCTTCGTACGGATTTGCTAAACTAGGTGTGTTTAACGCAGTAATGTCAAAACTTAATGCTACGTCAGTAGAATCGACTCTTGTATCTACATAATTTTTTGTAGTAACATCTTGGCCATCTGTTGGTTCACTGACATCTGTAATTCTTGAATTTGATACCGATACATTTTCGGATGCATCTAGAATTATATTTTTTGAGGTTCCGTTTGACGCAGGAGCAGATATTATATTAGTATCAAATCTCAGATCGTCAACTGCAAGATCAGTTAATGTTCCTATACTAGTAAGACCATTCGCAGTGTTAACTGTAGGCCCTAATTCATTTAGAGATAAAACATTTTGTCCATTAATTTTGTATGTTTTTGATGTTTCTAAATTAAAATTGACATTGGAAGTCCAACTATTCTCTGTTTGATTCCAAAATAAATCCTTAGATCCGTCAGTAGACCTTAGCGTTATTCCGCCGCCGTTGATCGTTGCGTCGTCGCCTTCGGTGCTATCATCTAGTAATCCTAATTCTATGTTTTTATCTAAAACCTGTAAAGTTTGTACATTAAAGTAAGAAGCGTTTCCTTTTACTGTCAGATCGCCTTCAATCACAGCATCACTAGTTGTTCTAAAATCGCCAGTAACGTCTAGGCCAAATTCAGGATTATGATTGTGAACTCCTATTCTTTCTGCCTGTCCTTGAATGTAAATAGCATTTTTAAATTGGTTGCCTGTTTTTGTTCTCAAAGCAATATCAGTTTCGCTTTGCTGATTTTCTATTGCTGTTGTTGTTCCTAACACCTTAAATGTAGCATACGCAGTATCCTGAACTCCTACTGTTAAACCGTTAGTGTTTTTGATGAAGAGAGAACCTGTTGTTTCTTCATTTTCATTTGCTGCAAGGAAGTCAGCAGTTGTTTTGACATTGCCATCTATATCAACAAGTGCTCTAGCAGATTCCGCTGTTCCTCTATATAATGAGTTTGAATCTACAAAGTTAAATCCTTGTTCGAATAACTGTCTAGGTGGGAATACATTATCATTCGGGTCATCTGGATAGCCTTGAATCTTGCTTGCTCCGGACAATCTAAAACTAGAGTCTGTAATAACTGCAAAAAGATCTCCTGCAATAAACAACTTAATAACCACACGCTCTCTAGCACTTATATCCACAACAGAATCTACTTCTAGTCCGGTTTTTCCCTGTGCTTCGTCATATGGAGGTCCAACGAGAGTTATTTCATTGTCTGCATTACCGTCGTAGAAGTATAATTTCCTATTTAAATTATCTATCCAGATATCGCCCTGAACTAAAGCCGGCCTACTAGAACTGACAATAGGCGCACCTGCTGTTCTAAACTGATTACCGTTATAGATTTTCAAACGCTGTTCGTTAGTATCGTACCATAGCTGGCCTGTTAGAGGTGCGTCAGGAGCATTAGTGTTTGCAAAATTTTCCGTAATCTTGATAAAATTTTCGTTGAAAAGTTCACCAAACCCTCTATAATTTCTTCCGACTAGAGTAATATCAGTGCTAGTATTATCTATTTGGCCGTCTGCAAGTTCAACTATTAGCTCGCCGTTTGTTTTGTTTAATCTATAACTCATTTTAATTGCCAGTGTATATAATGTAATTTAGTGTCAAAGTAGGATTCATTACGTTCACAGGCTCTCCTAGATTGTTTTCGCTTACTACTCCTCCGCTTTGCGGTAATGCCTGGCCGTTTCCTGTTCCGGTAGGAGCATCGTACTGTATAGCATCAGTATCGTTCGGAACTCCTGCTATGTCTCTAATAGCATAATACTGATCGCCTGAATCACCTCTTAGATCGTGCTCGTGCTCAGGTAGATTTTCAACATTAATTGCCTGTGTTTCAGAACCGCCAATTTGGCCAATACTATCTGCATATTGATCTGTAACCACATCGGCACTTGTTCCGCCCATGTTGTCTGCACCTAACGGCATTCTTCCGCGCATATCAGGAACCTTAAAAAATCCTTCGGTTACTGTAGGTCTTGCTCCGAATCGATACTGGATAGCCTGAAATAAGTTGTTAAATTCTGAAATCCTATGTTCAGAACCGTCGCATAGCAACCAACCTGATGGAATAAATTCTCCTGCATAGGGCATTACTATGCCCGGCGGATTTACTGGCACTGCATTCAGCAATGCTCGTCTAGTTATTTTAAATAGACCGGTTGTGCCACTTTGCCTGTTTATTAAGATTTCATCGTCGATGTTTGAAGAGAATACTTCGTCCTTGTTAGAAATAATAGAATTACTAATACTAGAATCAAATATCTTTAAAGATCCGCCGGTTTGGCCGTCGAATACCACATCGGGCGCAGATATATCACCAGATAACCTAAAAGTTGTAGCAGTGGTAATTCTATTTGCAGCCCCTGCAATACCAGACACTGTGCCGTTTACATTTCCGGTAACATTTCCTACAAAGGTTGTAGCATATGCTGTTTGCCATTTTGATTCTGGGGATCCAAGATTTCTAGTGTTGTTACCATCCGGAATAACATTAGCAAAAGTTGCTGTGTTAGCAAAAGTCGAATCACCGCCTACATTAAGATTCTTTGCGATTCCTACGCCGCCTTTTGTTGTGATAGCACCTGTACCGATAGAAGTGCTTTGGTCGGTACCGTTTATGAATGCAGAACTGTCTGATTGTATATTACCAATTACATCTAGTGCTTGGTCTGGGGCTTCGTTGTTGATACCCAGTCTTTGTGAACTGTCTACTCTTAATACCGTTCTTGATGTTCCGCCAGACCTTACTCTAACGTCAATATTAGAGCCTTCGATTTGATGTTGAATAATGCCTGCTTGGCCTTCTACAGCGACATTTAAAGCAGCATCAGTGCCAATAATAACACCAGTGTTATTTTGTACATTGATCGGAAATAGCGAAGTACTTGTTGCATCGCTTCTTAGGAAATTACTAGCATCAACTGTGTCATTACCTACAATGAGAGATTCTGCTTTTTGAGAGGTTCCAACAAATCGAGGAGTTCCTGCCCCGGTGATATTGCGATTTGATAAATTTATACCAGGCTCTATTGTTGTAAATCCTGGTATAACTGTTTTAGGAGTAAAACTGTTAGTCGATATAACAGCAATCGGTTGTGCTCTTACTTCTACTAAAACAACAGTGTATTCTTCGTTGTCTGTGCCAATTACAGTTGTTGGTGATGCTCCTGTAGCAAGTCCGTCAGAAAAGTTAGGCCCAACGAGTACCCAACCGGCACCTGAATTTAGATACAATTGTTGATTGTCTATGTCTACCCATAGATCACCGGTTTGAGATTGGGCAACATCTGGTTCATTAGGAGCCTTATTCAGCCCGCCCGACGGAACCCAATTTGTGCCGTCATAGACTTTTAGCTGTTCTGATCCAGCGGTTGTATCGTACCATAATTGACCTTCTGTAGGTCTAGCAGGTTCTGTTGAACTTGCAAAACTTTCTAGTAGATGAAGGAAGTTTTCAGCAATTACTGATCCGTATCCTGAAAAATTTCTTCCAGGAAATTTTAAGGTAGTTTGTTCGTTAAGTGTGCTATCTACAACAGTAATTGTTCCGTTGTTTGCTTCGTCTGTATAAGGTATTGAATATGCCATTCATTACACCTCGTTAAATCCGCTGAGAGACTGGACTCTTACTGTATAGTCTATCTGAATTAGCCTATTCAAACTCTTTTGCACTGGATGGAATATAACATGAGTTAGCAATCTTCCTTCTCCTGACGGTGAAAAAGCACGAAGTCCCAGTTCATCAAATATAAATGCGCTGGTTTGATCTGTTGCTGTATCAAATGCATCTTGTCCTTGCGGTTCTCCATAATCTAACAAACAGGTTACTATCACATCGGTATAGTTTGTGCCACTCACGTGTCTTGTTTCTATCTTATTCCTAACAGGATCTAAATTATTAACAGATCTATCATCTACTACTTTTGTGTAGGTTTGGTTATATAAACTTGCATTTGTACCTGTAGAATTAGGGGTGAGATATGTAATTATTCCAGTAGGATCAATAGAAGTACCGCCGTTGCCAAAACTCATTTCTGAAATAAAACCTGTACCTTGATTAGCAATACTTTCTGCTAGAGATATTGAGATATTTTCGTAGTGGATAGCATTTCTTTTATCTACTATGGTTTCACCTGATTCGGGGTCATGTATTTTGATGTGCCCCTGTAGCAAAACTCCGTTGTAATCATTGAATGTGTCAGTCATTTGTTATTTCCTATACAATATTTATCGTGGCAAGTCCGTAGAGCCTGCTTGTAAGAATCTTGCGACATCAGTTTCCGACTGTGCTAGGCTTTTCCCTTGCTCGCTCCAAACAGTACCAGTCTTTCTAAATACTTCTACTACACTGTCTTTTGGCGGTGGTTCTGTAAGTCTTACATAGGAACCAACTGCTTTATTCACTGCAAACTCTGCCTGTATCTCGACATCACCTTCAGGAGA